CAATCTGTTGTGTCTGAACATTTTCATTAACAAATGTTGGTTCTTCTGCGCCAACTACCTCGCGTTCAACGGTTTCTGTAACAGTTTCTTCCCAACTAATCTGAATATACTGGTTGGCTAAATTAGTTGATCCAGGAACAAATGAATATGTGCTGTTCGGTTCAGCCGCTTCCAAAGTTATTGGAAAGTTTAGAATATAGGTATCATTTTGAACGTCTTTTGTGCCATTGGTGCAACTGCTTGCCGTATAGAGTGCATCCAATTCCTTACCCCAAATTTCTGTACTGTTTTTAATATTTCCCAACACGCCAGAGCGTTCTTCAGAAATAATCAAATCATCCAGCACAGTTTCGTCCAAAAAGATAGGATCATTTAATCCTGTCGGGATTTCCTTTACAGTATAAATCCCATCAATAGAATAATACTGCTCACAATAAGGATATAAAGTTACAAGCTGATTCAAAACTTCATAAGGATAAATCCCCGCAGTAAATTCCTGATCATAAGGCACAGTTCTTCCAAAATCCTGAACGTCAGAGCGCTTAAACGGCAAAGTCCGGGCGACAAATGCCTGAATTGCTCCCCTCAAATTAGAATTATACGGAATCATTACATCTGTACCAATCTGGCTGCCCCTACATGATGTAGCAGAAGCCATCATATCAACAAGGCTCAACACAAGTTCACGCGAAGTGGCATCATATGTAGAATTATCAGTATCAAGCAAAAATGTTCCGAGCAAATAATACTGGAATGTGCCCGCGTTATCTTCAATGCCAATGTACAATTCAATACGTTTATCAACCCACGCTATTTCAAAATCATCGGTCATAAATTCCTCATCCTCAACAGTCATTGTCAAGGAAGCGGTACGCCTTATATCTGATTCGGCTGAAATTGTACAGCTTACAGCCCTCGCGGTTGTCTGCAATTCTTTTTCTGGAATATAGGAATCGTTGTCATAAAGAACAAGTTTGAATTTTATATTGTACATCCTCTTTTGAATTAAGGCAATATCTGCACTTGTTGCCATTCAATCACCCCTTACGCATTAAATGTTGCAGTTCCATCATTACTGATCGAAATACTCACACCACTGTTTGCAACCAAAGAAGAAGGAGGCGTATCTAACGCAGCAATCTCCGTCCAGTTAAAAGAAATGGTCGATCCACCTTCATATTTTGTTGAGTTTTCTTTTGCCCCCTGGTCAATAGAAACCACCCATGCGTCACCGTTGTATAGCTTCAACAGTTTTGGTTTTCCATTGTTCAACATATCCAGAACAGCATTTTTATATAAATGCGCCTGCTCGATATTCGGTTCACAATCGTCCCCAACCGGCAGAAATAAGCCGGAAACGGAACCACTCATATAATCCGTATCCGCGTTTGATACAACGCGGGGATATTTCCCAGAAAGCGGCGTAATATATGCAATCTGCTTATTTTTCTGTTTTGTGTATTCAGCGTTAAACAAAGCTGAAAACGATCCAGTTTCATCCCCTATATAAATTCCTGTGAATTTACAAGTACATGAAACGATTACGCCAACTTGCTCCATCGTCCCAATCCGGGGAACAACGATATAATCATATGAATACCCTGACCGTGCGCCAGCATCATCATACGAAAAAGTTAAATCACTCACGGAACTTACAGACTTTGTATATATAGTTGTCCATGTGGAGCCGGTATATCGGCGCTTGATAACGACGGATGAAATACTACCTATCGAACTTGTTGTAGCCACACATCTGATTTGCACACAACACCGTCGTTCCATATTGATTGCTGAAATTGATTGATAGGCCATAATTTCCTCCTTGAAAATACATTTTCAAAGAGGGGCGGGAAAACCCGCCCCTCAAACTTAGTCTTTATACAGTTCTTGTAATAAAGCGTTAGGCAACTGATTCGTAATTGCTTCAGCCAGTTCATTCACATTATTCACACCAGACAATGTAATAGCACCGTTTTCAATCGTAACGCTCAGTTCAGCCGCAGCAGCGCCAGAAGCGATCAGTTTATTATAATCCAAACCGCTTAAAGCATTGCTCAAAAGCCCAGACCGTTCATTGCCGCTTAATACGCTCGCATAATAAGGTGAGAAATTCAATCCTGGCAATGTATCAAGAATGGGCGATAATTCATTTCCATAATCATCATACAAATTGCTGTCACGTTTTGAATCTTCCAACCGTTGAATTGTTTGATCAAACAGCAAATCTTCAACTGTCTTTTTGGCGGAATCTATTTCATCACCCATGCTTTCATAATCGAAGCCACGGCCATCCCGATATACCAAAGCGCGTCTTTGCTTGGCTTTTTCAAGATTTTCTATGGCATCCATCAATTCAAGCTGGCTCTTATACTGTGTGTTCTGCTTTTGAAGCCTATCAATTTCCAAATCAATAATTGCGTCGTTCCATTCTTCCTGTTTTGCTTTGGTAGAAAGAATAGTTTGGGCATTTTCGTTAATCTGCTTTTGAATTTCCTGATACTTCTCGGAAAGCACATCAAGCCCCTGTTGCTGTTCAAGCAACGCCGCGTTTTGTACTTCCAAATTGCGAATCTGTTTTGTCCCAGAAGAAATCAAATCACGATAATCGCCCGCAGTAGCCGTTTTTCCCTGGGCACTCCGCAAATCCATCAATCCCTGAATTGTTGAATGAACATGCTCCAACATAGACATGGCCGTTTGCATATTCGTCAACACAATACTGTTCGCAGAATCCTTAAATTCTTCAATAGAAATCTGAGCATCAGAAATCGTATTATCAAATGCTTTAATCTGGTTGGTATACTCATACCAATCATCGCTGCCAACTTTAATCGTGCCAGCGTCCACAAGAGCCTTTAACTCATTGGACAAAGCGTTACGTTCCTGCTGAAGCATATCAATTTGCTCCTGCGTATTGGAAATCATATCGCTATAATCGTTCTTGATTACTTCTTTCCCACTGGCAATCTTTTTATCAATCTGTTTCTGATAACTGTCAAATACCGTGCCAAGCAATGTAATGCGGTTATCATAATACTTAGTGATATTATCCAGCTTTTGCTTTGCAAGTTCATACTGTTGGTCTTTTAGGTCGGCTACAGCATCACGGCAGCCAATAGCCAGGTCGTACCATTTTTGATAAGCAGAAATAACCTTTCTGGTATCTTCATCATAAGAGTTAATGTCAATTGTACCATTTTGAATCTTGCTGACAATATCCGCAGAAAGGCTCATGCGTTGTGCAATTTCATTCGCCTGCCGCATATAGCGATCATAGGCTTGCAGGTTCAAACTGATCTCATCGCTAATATTATTGATTGCGCTATCAAGGTTGCTATTTTTGAGCATATATCCAACAGCTTTATCCGCATAATCAATATACTCATCTGTTTTCTTTTTCAGGTTTTCAATGGCTGTGGGAATCCAATCTACCAGATCATCAAGTGTATCAAGATAAGATTCGGCTTCTTCCTCTTTTGAATTACCACCGCCACCGCCATTGTTATTTTTTTCTTTATTCTTTTCCTCTTTTGCTTTACCGCCCAAATCATAACCACCGCCAGCAGTGTTTGTGCTTGAAGCACTAATACTACTTAAGAAGTTTTTAACCCCATTTACAACGCCAGTAAAAACATTACCGATGGTATTTCCAACAGTTTGCAAAAATGAACCGCCTGTACCAGTACCATAAGCATTACCGCTCATTCGTTTTCCATTGAAAAGCGCCTTTGTTTCACTGGGATTTAGAACTTGGTCGCCACGACTAAGATGAACAAGTTCAGCACCATTGTGACCAACGGTATAAAATTGCCCATCATGAATCCATGTTTCAATACCGGATTCACCGACGATAGCATCTTCTTCTTTGGCATAATGTGTACCCTTTGCAAACTTTGGCAAACTCAACAAACTTGCAAGACCACTATATTTACCATTGATAGTAATTGTTGCAGTTTTTCCATTGATTGTACTAACTGCACTATTAGCAGTACGAATGGCATTTGATGGATCGGCTTTTAATCCCATTACCATTTCTTTGCCGTTCCATTCCTCCATCAAAGAATTTAAGCTATCCAAAATTTGGCGATCATCTAATTCAGGAGAAAGCGGCTCCCCTATGGATTCTTGATAATCCAAATATGCCTGCTTAACTTCTTCCCATGAAGTTCCTAAACTACTAATCGCGTCCTCAAATTGGCTCCCATTCGACTTTAATTCATTACTAAATGCAGTTAGCTTTTCAAGCGGCGTATCGTAATCTGCAAATTGTTTCGGTGTAGCGCTGGATAATTCTTCGACTGCCTTTTCTGCTTTATCAGTATTTACTTCTAAATTGATAGGAGGCATTTGCCAAACACTTTCATCCTGATTCTGCGCAAACCCCTCACTTAATCCAGCACTTGTACCTTCTTCAATAGCTTCCTGAGTTTGTTCTTTTAGCTGTTCTTCCCAAGACTTAAAGCCATAATCTTCGGGCTTGAACGGCTTAATCTCAGGGGTTTCCTTCGGTTTCCCACTTTCTTGTGTTACATCGTGTTTTGATAAACCACCCGACAAATCTGTTCCAAATACTTCATCTATTACTTTAGCACCCAAAGCAAGAGCAAGATTGTCTGGGGCTTGAGGAATTCCATTATTTTGCGTTTGTTCCCCTTTTTCATCTGTTTCATCACGTTCAGCTTCTAATGCTTCATTCCATTCTTTTAATTTGTTTTCAATAGTAGCTTCATCCGTGGGATCAATAGACACATTGATAACAGCAGCATATGGGCCTTTTTCAATTTCATCAATTTTAGAAGAAGCCTGATCATCGAGATTGATAGTTAAATCAACAGATTTATCTTCGACAGCCACTTTATTATATTCATCAATTTTTTCTAATACTGTATCTACTGTGTCAGAAACGTTATCATTAGCATCTGCATTTTTAGTTTCAACTTGTTTAGCGTTATATTCGTCAATCTTTGCTTCTGCTGTTGTTAGCCCTGGCGTAACATTATCAACCAAATCGGCAGTTTTTGTTTCAATTTGCTTTTTATTATATTCATCAATATTAGCCTTGATTGTTTCTAAAGCAGGAGAAAGCGTATCTTCGGTAAGGCTTGCAGCAAGCCCATAGCTAATCACGCCAGCATCAGCCAATTTGTCAAGATCGCTAATGGCGCTTTGAATGGCATTTGCTTGCGCAATTGCATCTTCAAGACCTTCTCCGGTAGTTACATCTATTTTGTAACCACCTTCTGGCATTCCAGACAACGTATCAATTACACTAATAATTGAAGCCGCGTAATCATTAAACAGCGGATCAATATCACCTGTCAGTTTCAATTCTTTCAGGGTATCGTAAGCTGCCTGCAACTCGGCCAATTCATCTTTGAGTTGTTCAATCGCTGTTTTTTCTTCTTGTAATCCAGCAGCAATAGCAGCAGTATCAACTTCTTGCTGTGCATCCGCTACGGCCTTTTCTTGTGCGGCAAGTTCTTCAGCAGTAGCGGCACCACTTTGACGTAATTCATTCAATTTATTCTGCGCTTCTGCCAATTTATCAACGGCAGAATTATAGCTTTCAACCAAAGCAGAATCTTTGAAGTCATTGTCGAACATGCTTACATCCCAGCCGTAATCCTTAAGGGCAGTAATCATGTATTGAGCAACTTCGTCAGTTAAACCAAGCCCTCTGGCAATATCTTCAACAGTCACGCCCTCCATGAAACTGTATTTTCCGCTTGCATCCTTTGAAAGAAAAGGATTAGCGCTTTTATACATATCATCAATGAAGTGCTGTAATCCAGTAGAATCCTCCGTCAAATAGCGTTCAAGAGTTTTCATGTAGCTGGAAACATCGCGTCCATCGGGAACAAGCAATTCAACAGCCGCTTTATATTTTGCAGTGCCAATTTTGCCGTTTTCTCGTCCTTCTTTAATTTGCCCCATAGCCTTAAAAAGATTATCATAAGCCTCGCCAGCTTCAGGAGCATTTTGAGCGTCAAGCCATTTTTTATAAGCCGATGTAGCATACTGTAATTGGCTTGTCAAACGTTCATAACCCGCAATATCATCAAGCAACACTCCATTTTGCGATTGCAAAGCAGAAATTTGCGCCTGGATTGATGCAGATAATTCGTCCTCACCAGCAGTAAGCAGAGTTAATTCCGCCTCAAGCAAAGCAATTTCATCAACATTCTGCTTATACTGCGTCATAGCTTGTGCTTTACTAACGGCCACTTCAGCTTTTTGTTCAGCATATTTTGCTTGGACAAGCTGATTTACTTTATCAATGTTCAAAGCAACAAAACCGTTTATATTCTCAACGCACTTTGCATATTCTTCACCCATTGCAGTAATTTCTTGATATTGTTCTTCCGTAATGGATGTAGCATATCCCTGCGCCTGAGATATTTCAGCAAGTTTTGTTTGAGCAGCAACAATGCTCTGGAACTGAGTATTAAGACTTGAAAAAGACGTTGCATTCTCTACGGCAACCTTTTCAGAAGCAGCTAACGCATAAAACTGTTCTACAGCTTCTTCGGCAGTAATATCTACTTCAGCCAATGCTTTATTGAATGCGCTATATGATTCAACCAAGGTGCTGTTTAACTCGCCATTTGAAGCAGCGGTTTTTAATGCTAATACAGTATTTTGGAAATCTTCTGAGTTTATTATTTCATCAAATTTAGAAGATTTAAACTCTCCTGGATGAATAACTTTATAAATATCTTCAATTTGTTCTTGAAGATATGCACTAAACTCATCTTCATAAGGATATTCATCAAGGAACTGATAATATTCCTCCATTGCATCTACAAGACGCTTGCGAATATTATCAAAAGCATTATTAGGAGGAAGATTTCTATATCGTTGCAAATCCCACCCAATAAACGTTTCCCTTGTATAGTCAGTTGAATCAGCCCATACATACCAGGGATCATCCTTATTGTCATATCTTGTATTTTGAAATTCTTCTTTATATCTTGCCTTTACATTTGCAGCAATATCCTTCTTCTGCAGATCTTGTTGTTCTTTTAGGTTTGCCAAACGACGGTCTAATTCATCATTCGATGCTTTTAACCTATTCAATTCTTCCTTTTCAACAAATGTTAATTTTCCTTTGCGTTGCAATTCATCAATTCTACTGTTCGTAGAAGCAAGTTCATCATTTACATCGTCTACTTGGGTCGAAATATCAGAATAGCTATCTGTCAGAACTTCATATTCTTCTTTCAAATACTTTAAGGGATTCCTCGCTTTGTCAATACTGGTTCCAATTTTTTCAATCAACGCAGAAACACCAGAAGCAAAAGCAGTTACGGCGGCCATTAAGCCAATATTAAGCGCTACATTCAATGCCATAATAGCCGCACGCTGGGCAACCATTTTAACTGTCGTTGCCGTAGTCGCAATGCCAAGTTGCCTCATGGCAGCCGCAGCACCATTCTGTGTAGCAAGAGCCTGTCGCGTTGCACCGTTCAGGTTAATAACCTGACCAGAGGCATCCATAACAGCTTGTTTCATTGCATCAGCGGCAGATGCGCCATCATTTAACGCACTTGTATATTGATCAATGATATTATTGTCAACCACTCCATTGATCATTTTATCAAAACTAAAGCCGCCAGACCCGGATGTATACTTACCTATTCTGCCAACAATATCACCGGCAGAATTTTGAGCAACACCAAGCCAATTGCCTTTCACAGAAAGAACAGTTGCAAGACCACCAAGCAAAGTAGGCAAAGTCCCCGCCTTGTCTATAATAGCCGTTAAAATATTCAGAATGCCAGTTAAGCCCTCATATACACCAGCGATTGCATCCCTACTGATAAAACTATCTGAAAAGTCCTGCCAAGCAGCTTTCATTTGTGCTTCTTTAGCAGCGATACCCTCCATCCAGTTTTCATGCTCTTTCAAAGCGGAGCCAGCAGAATCCAGCGAAGTTTCAAGCACTTTATTCGCCTGCGCCATATTGGTCAACAAAGCGGAAATGCTGTTACCACGCATCTTACCGGCAATTGTTTCAAGCAAGGCAGCTTGGTTAATGTCGGTCAAATCATTCCAAACCTGTGAAATTTCCTGCATGATTTGGTATGTAGATTTGAACTGCGTCCCAGCTTCATCCGCCATAATGTCAATGCCGCCAGTAAGCGCCATAATCTTTTCACGCAAAGAAGATACGCTATCGCACATACCATCGGTATCTTCACCAGCAGAAGCCAAATCAGCTTTTGCGCCGCGCAGACGCATGGAGAGGATCTTCAGCGCATTACCAGATTCACTCGCATTCTGGGTAATTTCGCTCATGGCCGTAATCATAGCAATACTTTGGTCAATCGTATTCCCAGCCAAATTCAAAGCGCTTGCAGAGTTCGCCAAGCCCGTTGTCAAATCATCAGCAGAAACAGCAAAATGGTTGGCTACCTCGTTGATCTTATCAGCAACGCTCATAGCATCATCGGCAGCAATATTAAACGCTTTCATGGCCGTAATTAGACCATTTGTAGCTACATTGATATTGCTAAAATCACCCACATTCGCAAAGATTGTTGCAACTTCAGCCAGTCCTTGCGCTTCCTTAAAAGAATAACCAAGTTTTGCAAATGTAGCACCTGAAGCAATTAAATCGGTCATTGTTGACCCAATTCTTTGTGCTTGTTCACCCACATTCCGCAAATACTGCGCATATGCTTGATCCGTTTCGTCCGTCACTTTTTTCAGGTCAACCATGGCAGCGTCTAATTCTTTTACGGATGTAATTGCATTCTTAATTCCCTGTAGCAATTTCATTACAACTGTTGTGGCAGAAAGCCATGTGCCAAATGTACTAAAAGCTTCTTTGAAAGTATCTTTTAGCGATTTGGCATTTTTGCCAGCCATCACAACATGGTTATTAAACTGTGACATTTGAGCATTAGCAGAAGCCACATCAGATGTAATGCTTTTATCCCATACGCCAGTTTGTTTTACCTGTTGCATACGTTGCTGTAATTGCTCAATCGTATTGCCAAGCGCCTTATATTCTGCAACCAAACTGCTATTGCTCTTAAAGGCGCTGTACCTTGTTGCTGCTGCCTGATACCTGGCAATCAATGAATTAAGACGATCCTGTGCCCGTTGCTGTTCCAAAGCGTTCTGCGTCATTTGCCGCTGTTCGCTCTGAATCACTTTTAGCCTTGAAGGTACGGAATCAAGGATTTGGTTTAATTGATTATAGGCTGCGATAAACTGATCAGGTGCCTCGATATTCCTAATATTTTGCAATTGTTGCTCTACAAATTCCAACTGTTGCCGAATGGTATCTGGAATTTGAATATCAGAAAACCTCGACCTGATTTCAGCAATGCGATCAGGCATTCTCTCCAAATTCTGATTGATTTGCTCAATTGAAGTGCCCGCCAATTTTTTATTGGTAATTGAAGCATTCAGCCTGTCAAATTCGGCTTGCGCTTGTTTAAGTTTTGCCACCATCGTGTCTAATTCTTCCATGTTACCCACTTTAGAAAAATCGACACTATCTACGAGAGCCTTAAACGCATTCGTATCAGCAGTTCCGCCAAGAACCGCTCTCGCTTTTTCTTTTAACGCATTTAATTTGGCGGTATATGCTTCAATAGCAGAAGAAAGTTGAATAAAATCCTTCCTCTGCTTATCAAAATTCACAGACATTTTACCCGTTGACTGTGATACTTCGCCCGTCGCCGTATTCAAAGTTATAATTTGCTGTACAGTTTCACCAACCGCTGTTTGGTAAGTAATTAACGCCTTATATGTTTCTTCAATATGCTCTTGACCATCAGCCCAAACAGAAGTTTCAATTTGCGGAACAATTTCCATTTTCTTAATTGTACCGCCAGCCTCTTTGACAGTTCTTTTATAGTTCTCAATCTGTTCATTAAAAGAGCGAAAAGACTGATCCATCCCTTTTGTATCAATATCAATAGGAAACTTCACAGAACCATGATTTCTGATTTTGTTAATTGCGCTTTGAATTTTCTGTTGCGAATCACCCTCGTCAATATCAACAGTCACTTTCATTTCTACTGGTTTCTTTTGCGCCTTATCAACAAAAGCATCAATATCCTTCTGCGCACCAGAACTGTCTAAAAATGCTTTTAATTTAATCCTAATATCATCTGAAGCCATGTACTATATCACCTCTTTATCTGGCATCTACCCCAAGTAAGCGCAATCCATTAACAATACAATTCCTTAATTCAGGTGTATTTTTAAGTTCTTCTCTGGTATTTTGAATAAACGGACGAGCAGGGCGAAAATCACCCTCGCTACGTGTGGCAGGGCCATAATTATAAATATATCCGCCGCCTCCATCGCCAAGTTCAATTAGCATTGCCAACTCATTTCCACTATTATTGGGCGGTATTGCACGCTGACAGCATTGTGTATGAACGCCAAATGCCGAATTAAATGGCGTTTCATTCGTAATTACCACTTCCATATCGCCTGGATATACCTTCATATTGCTAATATCTGCAATGCCGCCACCTTCATAACGACGTTTATATCTATATTCGCATGAGCTATATGAGGTGTAAGCCGGGTATACATCTTGATACGCATGTTTTTGTTCTATCTTTTTCACATGGGTTGCTGCATCACTTTTCAAAACATCGTTTACTTTCTTCTTTAGCGCTTTTTCCAATTGTTTTAATGATGAAATATCTGCCATAATTACACCTCCTTCTATGCAAAACGCTTTCGCGTGTAATCTCATAATGAAAAGCCAGCAGGCTTTTACACCTGCTGGCTTTGTTGAAAATACATTTTCAAATTACTCATCCGCTTTTACAGGAAGATTCATCATCTTTTCCATAATATCTTCCATATTATCGTTACCACCCAAGTCATGGTAAATGCCAAACATCTTCAGGCAATTGTGCCGATCCTGCGGCGTACAATACCCGCGTTCAGCAAAATGAAAATAGGATTGACTAAGCCTGTCATATAAAGTAGCAATCATTGCCGTGCTATGCAATTTCAGCAAATCAAGAATTTCCTGCTCTCGTTTCTCCCTATCCTCTCGCCATTTCTTTTCTTCATCAAGTTTGGCTTTTTTCTTTTTCTTATGCTTGTTATAAAGCACCTTTACGCCCGTCACCATCGCGCCAAAGAGGACGGCGATCCACCATTTCGCCGCCCACCATGCAAAGTCATTCATCCATAGTCCACCGCCTTATTTCTGATTTTTGATATACGCTTCAACCAGACTTTCGGCATTGATTTCCTTCATGTCCTTCACGGCTTCCAGAAGCCCCTTCGTTTCAGCAGCGTTAAAATCCCTATTAACGCCATTCAGTAATTCGCTCAGTCCATTCAAAAGCCCCGTCAGCGCGTCAGCCAGCGGTTCAAGCGGGTTCTTATTAAGCCGCGCCTGCACACGCTCATCAACGGCTTCTTCAATTGCTTCAAGCTGCATCGGGTTGATGGCCTGCCGCAATTCGTCCATCCAGCCGGAATACAGCTTTTGCATGAACTCGTCAATCTCCATATCGGAACCAGTATTGGCATATACATCAGATACAGTTACCCAAAAAGCGTAATCATACAATTCGGGACAATATTCACCGTTCTCGTCAAACAACAGAATAACAACATTTTTTACCAAATCGCGCATCCGATACATTTCAATATAATTCTTAATCATGACTTCAACCTTTGCCTTTCTCTAATTATTCTTTCTTTACAGTTTCCGCAATTGTTTTGGTAGCGTCATACACACCATTAGCAGCAAAAGAAACCACAACGCCATTAAAAATATCCAGCGCCACAAGGCCCCAGCTAATCGTGCCGGTAGCAACCTGGGCGATTACAAGGATCAGCACAGCAATCATATAGCTGATAAACTGAGAATCAATCTTCTGCAAAAACGCGGCTTTCTTCATAAACTGTGTCAAAATAGTCGTAGCGCCAACGCAGCCGCCAAAGGTCAGCAGATAATCCCAAGTCAAAAATTCACTCATTGTAATTTCCTCCTATCATTTGCCAAGCGCTTTGCCCAGCAGTTCGTACATCCGTTCAGCATCTTCATGCGGAATAGAAACAAATTTTTCAACAGGCTCCATTGAAGGTTCAGCAGGAGAAACAGGCTGTTCGTCTTTCTGATCGTCCTTTTCAATAATGTCCAAATACTGTTTCATCACGTACCCTTCGCGCCCATTATATGTTACCTTCCACCATTCATCGTTTGCTTCTTCGATAATAGCCACCGTAGCCCCGGAAGGAATACCAAGAATCCGATCATACGTTTTCGCAGGGCCTTTCCGTAGGTTCAAAGTTCCGCCATTTACCTTCCCATAAAACATAATTGCCTCCCTATGTGTACCATCATAATCTACATCTTTCAATTCGCCCCAATAATGCCAGCTTTCCACATCGGAAGAAACAACACCGTAATATGTCCCTTTCGCCTCAATTACTTTGTCGTTACCAATGTAAAGCCCTACATGATGCCAATTGTTTGTGCTATTCCACATGAAAACGGCTGTGCCGGGTTTCAGTTCTTCGCCATTTTCCTTCTTGCCGTCAATCAGCTTGCCGTGATCCGTGCAATACTGTTTGTACATCGTATTGCTTCCATGGTACATATACCCACCAAGCTGCTTAAAAGCCCAATAAAAAAGACCGGAGCAGTCCGACACGCGCTTGCCGATCCATTTTGATCCGTATTTAATGGTCATTTCCCTGGTAGCCGCTTCCTGTTTAGCTTTTGTCCAGGTTTCCCCGGATGTACCCCAGATATAGCCCCATTTTTCATTCAATGCTTTTTGGAATAATGCAATTAGGTCTTTTGTCTGAATCATTGATTTCACCCCATAATTTGCATATAAATTCGTATTAGGATAATAAAAAGAAAGAATTTCTTCTGCTGTTTTCCCGTTCTGAGCAGCATATATCGCTCCCCATTGGCTCATACCAACCCCATGTCCGTTTTTCTTTTTACCCGCGGCTTGATCCCACGGATCATCCTGTGCAATCAAATAAGGGCGGTCAGAACCGCCCCAGCGTTCCTTGCTGGAAACCGTTCTGCCGCCATTGCTTGAACTATATACGGCATTGATTGGCTGCCCCTGATAAACAATGATTATTCCCTCTGTTTCATCCGCGCCGCGCAGAGCATTTGGATAAATTTTCGCGTCATATCGTTTTGCTCTGTATGCCTGTGCCACAGAAGAAAGATCAGATACCTCTTTCCCGTTTAATACTTTTTGCATCACATATGTACGTGCGGCAATTGCCTGAGCTTTGCACGCCTCGATATGGGCATTTCCAATTTCGCTTGCCACCACCGCACAAACATATTCTTCAAAATCCACCTCTACAACATCACCAATTTGCTTCTGAAAATACTCCGCATTTTCTTCCCGGCCAATTTTAATTTTGATTTTCATGCTGCGTCACCTCACGGCACATAGTAAACATTGCACAATTGTGCAGTAGAAGAAGAATTGTTTTGTGCGCGGATAGTAAATGTTTCGCCTTTTTCAAAACGCATAGATGTGCTTGCACTCTTGCCAAGCGTAATTCTCAATTGAAGCTGTGTAAAACTTGTTAGGTTCGCCACTTCGCCGCTGGGAGAAAGTAAGGTGTTTACGGTCAAATAACTTTCATTGCCCACATAAGTATTAAATCTGCTATTGTTATAAATAAGCACAGACGATCCCAAACCGTCCGTTCTCTCCAAATAGATTTGTACAGAATTAACCGTGCATGATCCATTCCAGTTATAGATTCTGAAAAACACACCATATGTACAATTTGTACCCGCCAGCGCCACGCCTGATTTTGTGAATATAAGTGTATTGGTAGGCGTATACCCATTGAATGTTGGCGCTGATTCACTATCTTGAATTACCCTGCTGTAATCCAGAGAAGATATAGAAGCAGGTTCAAACCAAATATACCCGTGTGAACTCGGCCTGTTACTGCTACTTCCGCAATAAAACCTCGTAGCAAGTGATCCTGCAAGGGCCATACACAAATTACTGTTTCTTACATATAATTCGTCTGTAGTAATGCCTTTTGCTGTGATCCACCCACCATTACCAAGTGAGAAGTTTGGGTTATCTACACTTCCGCCAAATTTAATATAGCTTGCATCGTCCCGACCAAAAATCTTTACAGTACCGCCAGAATTCATTGTCAACGAGGCAGAAGCAGAAAGATACAACTCGCCGGAATACATATAAATGCCGCTTGGCAAAATATTCATTTTGGTTGATGAGCCAGATTTCATCGTAATACCTGATGAATTGATTGTAACAGCGGAAGTTTCCACTTTGCCGACAGCCGTAGTACCATTAACGATGTTATTAACGCTTGTTTTCGTAGCCCTTAACTCAATTGCATCTGCCTGTTGAGTAATACTCGTTTCGGCATTCGACATTCTGGTTTTCAGGTTGCTTACATCTGATGCAGAACCTTTTGAGGCTAAATCTTGTGTGTACTGTGTGCTGCTTCGTACTGTGCTTACAATACTTGTTGCATTTTGAGTAATCTGGCTGCTGAACTCCGTTTTCAGCACATAAGAGCCAAGAGCCGACGAATTAGCCTTTGCGTTCAAGTCGCCTTTGTATTCCGTGCTGTTTCGTACAGTAGATACGATAGCCGAATCCGTAATTTTCAATTCGGCTTCACTTACTCGCGTTACAACGGCATCCAAGCCTTCATTCAAATCGGCAATATCCATTGCCGTATCTTCGGGTGCAGGTGTCCAATCTGTAGGTTTGTTTCCTTTTTCAATCTTCACCCAGAAAATATAGCTACTTGATACAACAGTTCCATTGTTTGGGAAGCGATAGAAATTCGCCCTTGCATTGCTGTCTGTTGGGGAAGAAGGAACACGGCCAGTATAATAATGAGCCGTAAAAGTCTGAGATATTATTTGCCGCGATGTACCAGACACATTAAAAGTGCATTGCTGCGCATAGCCACCAGAAAGGTATAGTCTAAAAGCTGTTACGTTTGGCGCAGGCTGAACGCAAATAGTCGCCGTGTATTCTTCGCCATCAGTCAAAATCATACTCGGTGTATAGGAAGCAATCATATAATCGTTGTTTGCCTTTACGTCCGCAGAATTGAGCAATAGATTTCTCCCACCAACGGCTATATTCCCAACTTGCGTTTGCACGTTTGTTACGCGCTGATTGATTTCGCCTGCGGTCTGGGTGATCTCGCTCTCCAAAGTTTGGCTTAACGTAGTTAAAGAGGTTGATACATCCGCGCTGTTTGCTTTCGCGTTCAAATCCTGTTGATACTGCGTGCTTTGCCGCACCGTGCTAACAATAGCGGTAGGCGTAATCTTTAATTCCGCCGCGTCCAGGCGCTCACCAACGCCGTCCAGTTCATCTTCTAATGTTGTTTGCTGTGAAGCGTTCAGCACAATATCCTGCGCCTGAACTTTTAATTTGCCGCCACTTGTAATGTTTATATCGCCGCCAGATTCCACGTTCATATTACCGCCGTTTTTCACAACGATATTGCCGTTAGCTTCTACATTGATATTTGCAGTAGCTTTTACATTTATGTCAGCACCGGCAAGCAAGTTCAAATCGCCGCCAGAATCAATATCAATCTTCTCATCCTTAATGGTGATATGACTGGATTGAAGCATACTGTGATCAAACACTGTGCTTTCCACCTGCATATAATCACTGTAGGTGTACTGCATCAAAAAATCGTCCCACATTTTGAACATTTCATCATCGCAGAATAGGTCGCCATCCTCGCTGATAAACATGCTCCGCTCAATATCTGATTCAAAATCAATAACCACATCGCCGTTATCATTATGTATCAGTTCTGTAGGCACATTGGCTTCTTCGCAAGCGCAGCGAATCACACAGCTTTTTCCAATTTCTTCTCTGGGAATAGTTATTGTTTTGGTATTTCTATGATCCGCTCTCTGGTTCCAGGCTATATCGCCCTGACGATCATCGCTGTCACGCTGCCAAAGGAATGCTGTATCGGGAATATACTCAGTAACATCAACACCATTTTTCCAAACATGTGCTTCAGCAACAAGATTGCTTTTTCCATATTCAAAAGCATTGCCGTTTGTAAACACCATCGTCATAGCCTGTCCACAAGCGTTTTCTGATCTGAATATCACTTCGTCGCGCAAATCTCCGGCAATCAGATTGATGGATGTATTGCTGCTCAAATCCAAACTCTGCCCAACATCAGCCGCCAACTTATCCGCTGTCACAGCATTGGCATAAAGGTGATCTGTTATAATTGCACCCTCACGAATGTTTACACTGTCAACGGCATTTTCGGCAAGTATACCATTTGTTACAGAGCCAGGAGCCAACGCGCCTGTGCGTATCGTTCCAGGCGTTATTTGCGTACCGCCAATTTCAAGATAGGTTGCGACAATATGTCCATCCTTCTTCACAGAGAATGGCGCTTCATCTGGGTTTTCGTGTCCCGCCCAGAAAGAATAATCGCCAGCAGGTGAATATAAATGCCCGTCGCCAATACCCACTTGACCGCTGCCGCTAATCATGGTATGCTCTCGGATTTCCCATCCAGCCATATCGCTGCCGTTCTTGATGCTTCCACGCACAGTCAAATTACCGTTCTGGTCAGTTTCAAATACCTTTTCCGTACTCGTTGTTGAACCACGATAAATCCTTAAACCGCCATGAAAAATATCAAGGCCCTCAGAATCAAAGTTAATCTTTGTATTCTGAATGGCCCCAATAATGCTTGTTGGATTTAATATCAACGATGCCGCATCGTCCGATGTGCCATAATTCACATCATGCGACATATGGTCAATTAACTGATTGCTTGCATCATATACGTTAATATCCAATTTTCTGATATTAAATTGAGTAATGTAATCAGTGTAGCTTCCAACGGTAATCATTGTATTATCTGCAAAGCTAATGAAATATACCTGATTGGCACTATCCCAAGAAACTGGCATAGAAACTTCTATACTATTTACAGTAATTACAGCAGATAAATGGTAATCTGTGTTTGTCAGCTTTTCACGGGCCTCTGCGCCTTGTCGCCTAAACCCGGCAATCCGAAACACTTTGGGCGTATACTCAAATTGACTTCCATTTTTGAATTTGACCAATGTACCGTTGTCGTAGTCAAAACTGTAAGTTAAACCATCACTACCGTGCAAACCCTGCAACGGAGAAAAACCAATTGATTTTCTGATTGCGTTTGAACTACTTTCCAGATACACCAGAAATTCAATGGAACCATCGTCCAGCGCGTTATGAATATCTGCAGTAAATGTTATTCTACCAGCGCTGTTGTCCGCCGTAATATTTTTAAGCCCAGATACGCTTGTTGTAACCAGTTCCAGCTTAAATGTGCCAGCCGTAGGCGTATTGCTGGGAAGTATTTGCGTTGATCCACGCATCACGGCCACATCACATTTATATGTTACGCCAGATGCAGGCTTATTCTCTCCATCTACAGATATACCAATGAAAGGCATGGACAATTCGATAGAATATGATGATTCGCCTTCAGATATACTTGTAAATTTTATGATATTGCTATCCACGCTTTCACCACCTTAGTTCTCCGTCAAAGTGCATTTTACATAATAAGCCCCGTTAATCGTTGTACTGATTGTTCTTCCTGATAGCTGCGCACCATTGCTTGTTAGCGCCTGCCAACTTGTTCCGTTCGTTGAATACCACCACAGAATCGTATGTTGCGCGTACTCGGAAGCTGAAAATTCCAAATTTCCGCGATATACGGTTGCAGTAAATGTAGTTGTCAATGGCGTTCCCGTCTTAACGATGGTTCCAGCAGAAGAAGTAATATCAATTTCGATTGCATTCAAATTGTTCTCTATTTCTGCAATACTCAAATTGCCGATTTTACCGCCATCCGCAATGAACGTACCCTTCAAATATACATTCTGCCCATACAAACCATAGCCGGACAAAGGTTCAGCCTGTATGTCTGGATCAGTAATCCCGCTGAGATTGCCAAGTCGTACCTTCAAATTATCGTTACCCACACTATCATAAACATCAATAAAAGGGCCATTGGAATCATTCGCAGTAATATAGATTCCCTCTCTAATAAGTGTATTTCCACTTGCCGTGCCAAGATATACAAGCATCGCGCCATCATTCAGCCAATACCCATTAAGGTTGACAGCACCAGCGCCATAAGATGCACCTGTATCAGAATCATATACCGTTATAACGCCTGCGGCTTGAATCGTAGTCAGCACGCACCCGGAATTGCTAATCGACGCAACGCGGCATCGCAAATCACGGATTTCATAAACACGCTCATTATTTTCCACAAAACCCTGGATGCTAACAACGTCGTTGACTTTCCAATTTCTACCTGCGCTTAAATAGTTATCGCCGGTAAACGGATGCTCAATATCAATTTGATAGTATGATCCAGACTGACGAATATTGCTCCGCTTTGTTGTTTGAATTGTAGGAGAAATATAAAGCGAACCGCCAACAGAACTGATTTGGTTGTATTCAAAAACGGTGGCGGAAAGCGTACCTCTGGCCGTAATATTATTAAAAACTGCCTCGCCGTCACCGCCAATCCGCCAACCGCTTCCAAGCGCACCGCTAATATATTTGCTTGTACCAATGTATTTATTTTCGCCATCAATTACGATATTGCCAACGGCATCGCTATCATCGCCAACGGATAATTGGCCTTTAAGCCACAAATCACCATCGGTGTTGGAAAGCAACGTGGGCTTCGTAACGCCATTCTCGGTTTTATAAAATCGCATCCCATATTCGTAATTGCCAGGATAACCAAATCGGCCAAGCTGCACTAATGGATTACGGTTGTCCTCGCCCAATCCTCTCGGCCTATCATAAACAATAAATCCCTCATTTGCCAAAATTTCCACGGAGCCGTCCTGCAGCCCAAGATAAAAGCCATCCCAATCCAAGGAACATTCTGTAAAACCCTCGCGTTGCATTAGCAATCCATTTTTATCCACGCGCACAAATGTCGTAGGATCAATTACACCCTCATTTTCGGCATACGCATAAAGACCATATGAATTCCACAAAAAAGATGGTTCGCTTCCATTCATGATTGTTACACGCTGAGTATCAATTGTGCCGGACGTAATTTTGCCAGCATCAAGTTCACTAATTTTAGCGGTTGTAATAGACGCATCCTCAATTTGCGCCGTGCCAATAGCAGCATCGTGGATATTTGCCCTATATATTTCACCTTCACCTATTTTAGCGTGTGTAATAGCTGCGTCCACAATCTTAGCCGTATCAATAGCAGCATTTCGGATTTTCGCCCTGGTAATTGCGCCATCACGAATATTGGCCGTATCAATCTCCGCAACCTGGATTTCCGCGTAGGCAATTCTGGCTACTTCCGCTTCAAAATCTTGCACCTTTAGGGAGGTGATCGTTCCATCTTCCAGACTTACACCGCTGATTGATCCCGCTTTAATCTGGCTGCCGTCTATTTTCATATTGCTCAACAGCCGTTTTAGTTCATAATTGTTATACATGATAAGCTGCGATTTAATTGCTTTCGCAATTTGCTCGGCAATCGTTTTTACAGCAGTTTGATTGTCTGCCAACCAAGTCACCTCCTGTATTTCAATTTGACCTTATATCGTCAAAGAATTTCCGTAAGTTATATTTGTAGTTTGTTTTCATCAATTTCTGTTCAATCAAGGTGCCGTATTTGGCAACGTCCGCATGATTGATAGATTTTTTATTCAATCCATCCGTAAGTAAATGAAAGTCCTGAATGGATAGAAAATATGTCTTATTCACTTTCCTGAAATTGATATAGAATCCGGCAATAACTCCCGGATAAGTTGCCGCTTTTGTTAAGCCCTCAATTTGGCATTTCTTTATTTCAAAATGCTTCTTTTTCTTTGGCTCATCAAAATCTTCCCGCCAATACGTTAATGAATCTGCGGTTGATTTTAGTTCCATAGCAAAAAAGAATGGGCTGATAAATGCGTAAAAGTCGTATGGCTGATGTGGGCTAAATCTTGTAACATTAGAACCGCCAAAAGATGCGGCTGGATCAATCAGCCTTTGAAAATAAACGCCATCGGGAATACTCCCCGCAAAACTGCGTTCAAATATTTTGCCCTCGTTAATAAGTCATACCTCCAAAATAAAGCGATAGGGGCTGGCTTTTGCCAGCCCCACGCTTAAACGTCCGTACTAAATGTTAAATAACCCTCAGTTACAGCAAACTTTTCAGAAACAAGTTCCTGCGAAATATCTTCCGCATACAATTCCCCGTCTGTAATAGAAAACCTTGCGCTCATTACTTCGTTTGCCAACCCCTCGATGGCTACCAAATCAACATAATCTTTTGTTGCAAACCAACCAGATTTATTTTTCGTTGCAAGAAGGAATCCAATCACTTCATCCATGGTATTCCTCCCCTCTTATGCCAGCCGCTTCCATGTTCTATCAGCATCAAGCACTGCGTAAACACTATAATCCCCGGTTTTTGCCACGGAATCAATAGCAAAATTGGTAGGCAAAGAATCAATTATATCCTGCCAATCATCGTCCTCATGCTCCTTTTTTAGCATAATTGTTACACGATTCGCCTGGGTATAATTGTTGCCGATCTTCACAATCTCAAAAGCCATAGGAACCCCAACCTTTCTATTGAAAATACATTTTCAATCACGCGGGTTTGGGCGTATTTCTATTGTTGAAATAGATCATTGCAATGGCTATGGCAAGTGTCAGTCCAATAAACAGAAAAGGAAACATTATTCAACTTCGGGGTATTCATGCCCCGTAATTTCATAATATTCTTCTTCGGTAATACCAGTTTTCTTGCCAACCACAGCCTTTACACGTTGAATGCCCCAAATCCCATCTTCATAGTATTTCTTGATCTTCTCAAAGTTTTTGCTGTGTACCATAATGTTTACACCTCTCCTTCGGCATTTTCTTCGTCGGCGGTTTCCTCAACCACTTCTTCATCAGTTTCCAAATCCACATCAGTCATAATAGCCAGAAAATCCACATCGCCGCGCAGACGGGCGTTTTCAGCCAGCAGACGTTCATTTTCCTGCCGCAGCTTCAAGTTAGCTTCAGCCAAATTCATATACGGTTTCATCGTCCCACTCCTTACCAAATAATTCTTTGTAGTATCTGTCCATCTTGAAAACTATACCTTTAGTATCTCCGCGAAGCGCGTTAGCCCTCCAGCTTTGATAGCTTTGGTATACATCAAACATTGTCATTTTGTTTTCTCCCAGGCGTTTTACAAATTTCCGCATCTTGCGCCGTTGCTTGGCAATGGATCGGTCACTCATTTTCCGAACCACTTTTCCAGTAGATGTAAGAATGTATCGCCATTTGAGAAAGATAATACCTTGACTTAACTTATGAATTTGTGTTTTCTCATTCAAGCGTAAACAAAGAGTTGATAAATACTTTTCTATTTCGCGCTTAACATTTTGCAAAAACACTTTATCTGGATGAATTAAAATAAAATCATCCATATATCGAATATACTGCTTTACATGCAATCTCTCTTTGATGAAGTGATCCATTTCGTTAAGCAGGCAAAGCGCCAATATCTGCGACGCTTGGCTGCCCAAACCAATTCCAACAAAACGTGCTGTCAACACCCATTCATATAGTTCTTTGCCGTGCGGAAGGTCTTTCAATCCATTCCACAGCTTTTGCTTTACCTTTTCCGCGTTTCCCTCGCCCGTAAGTTTAATACGAAGCAAAAGAACGCGGGCAAGCATCATACGATGGGCCAAAACACCCGTTGATCTCTTGTGTTTCTTATACCCCAAAGCAATTAAATGTTTCATAATGTCTGAAAAGCAAAAACTTTCCACAATTTCACAAACTGCCACATATGCTTGGGTATCAGAGATATATTTCTTTAATACTCTGTAAGCTACCTCATGCTCAATGCTTGGAAAATATTTCTTTACATCGCATTTCAGCACCCATCCTTCGCATCCATGCTGTTCCACAAAATAACGACGTAGATGCTTTTCCAAACGATTCAACGCATCGTCAATGCCGCGTCCCTTCTGGCAGGCGCAGTTATCACGAATAAAATGCTTCGTTGTTTCTGGATAGAGGATATTATCGCAAAGACTTCTTTGAAATTGACGATCACGAATCCGCGTCGCAATAATTTCTCGCAACTTTGGCTCCGTAATATAAAACATCTGATATTGGGATAAACGATATGTTTTATTCAGCAAATCTTTCCGCAAACGATAGGTATTCTTTAGGCCATGAATATAATATCCGGCCACGCTATCTTTCCAAATCACACCGCGTTTGCTCTTTAACAATCCCTTATATAGTTCACCAAAAGAAATTACTTCATCGTATGTCACCTTTCATAAGCCTTTCTAAAAATGTCCTATGCTGATAATTGCACCATCGCGTACAATGGCAATGTCATAGGCTGGTATTCGCAGTTACCTGCTGAGAGGGGCGCTCCTTGCAGAAATGCACGGGGTTCGGATTGCGCACGCGGCGCAAACTTACTGCAACGGGCTTCTCTACAATCCGGGACAGCGCCGTTACCATTGTTGGCATTATTGTTGTTCAGAGAACCGTCTGTATTGACATTACGCACATTGTTGGCATTCCCAGGGTTAGGGGAGCGCATCCACCAATTGCGGGCAGTCAAACAGGGCTTACAGCGCCCCACTCAAAAAGCTGGTTTCCCAGCTTTTAATTATTAAAAAGGTAAATCGCTATCATCCGCATCTTCTTCGGCAAGTTGCTCACCATAAAAATCGACCTCATCCTTACAAAAACCGTCTGGCACAAATTCTTTGTATGCTTTCAAATCGCGTCTGCGCCATTTAGCTATCATCGCTTCCAATTGCACCACGCTTTTCGTCCAGAATTCTATGGTATTATCCGCAAGCTGATACTTCACATAAGCAATTGTAATAAAAGTAAGCAAGCTTTCACATGCGCCGTATGCGTCGCGTTGGTGCCCTCGCCGTTTCATAAAATCATCCGAACATTCTACAATGATTTCATTACCTTTGATGATGTGATCTACAATCTCTTGGCTTAGATTAACAATCTTTTCAGCCAGCATCCATCTGCTGCGCTTTGGAAAGTTGTCCTCCTTGCCGCATGTGTCCATCGTGTACGAACAGAGTTCAATTGCGTCAACCACTACCTTGAGTTTACTGATTGATCTAAAATTTTTCGTTACAGACACAAAATACCTCTCTTAAAATTAAATAACGCCCTCCGCCGCCGCAAAATGCTCGGCGGAAGGGCGAACAGTTGCAATGACCAGATTAACAAATAATGCAAGCCGGGACAGCGCCGTGACCATTGTAGGCAATACTGTAGCTCAGAGAACCGTCTGTAGTGACAAGACGCACAAGGTAGGCATACCCAGGGTTAGGGGAGCGCATCCACCAATGGCGGGCAGTAGCCGTGCTACTGAAATCGTATTTGATACGATCCGCATTGGTAGCGCCGTCATACAGCTTGAACACGGTTCCTTCAGCCACGTTTTCCGTACCAAAGCCAAGTTCATTCCTGGAAGCCAGGAAGAATTTATCCTGCACAGTATAAGCAGTATTCTTCGTCCAGTTGGGCAGTTCAAACGTATTGTTGGTCTTGCACGGAATATCCGTATAACCAGCAGCATTGATAAACTTACTATCCACACCGTTCAGGAAGCCAGCCGCAGAAGCCGCGTAATCCACAGGACGATCAAATTTGTTGCTTGCAGTCCACCACGCACCAGCAGCGCCATCCGCATTGATCCACTGACGCAGAGCAGATTCTTTATAGTTGTTGCTGCCATAACGAGCGCGATGAATGTGATTCATATTTGTTGCAGTGCCATCAGCAGTACCGAGATCAGTGCCTCCAGTACCAACAGAGAGAGTGGCAGTTTCAATAGCGGTTGTTGATGTTGCAGACGAATAGGTTTTGATATTGCCAGCGGTCACTTGTGTATTGTAGGCCCAAGACAATACGATCTGACCTTTCGCGGGAACCTGCTGGGTCAATGTAAACTGATAGGTTTCCCCGCCGCCATAGGTAGTATCATAATCAGGAATCGTAAAATGATAAGTGCCTGCGGGTAGCGCAGTTTCACAATAGAAAAGGGCTTCAACCGCATCAAAAGCGCGGCCATAAATAACGCGGTGCATCAGCAGTGCCATTCCGGGCTTCGTCGTATTGGTAAACGGGTCAGTCACGGTGCGATGATCCACAACGTCAAATACATAAGGGGCCACACCGTCGCCACGGGACACGGAAAGCTGCGTGCCAATGGGGAAAGCCTTTTCGCCCAGACCATTACGCACAATGCGAGCAATATCATCCCAATCGTTAATATCGCTTACATTGCCAAGAGCAATCAGATTAAGCGCATTCTGAATATCCTTCAAAGCAGGACTATCCAGCAAATAACTCATATTCATTCCCATATTATTTTATCTTCCTTTCGTTTTATTCCGTCAGCGTTACAGTTGTCGCCAACGTAGCCAGCGTTGTCGTAATTGTCAGCTTTTCGCCGGTATTAAGCGTTCTTGTTTCCGTAATCGTTGTGTCAGTGATGGTAAATTCGTCCGTCCGAATCGTCGTATTGCCACTCTTATGCAGAATTTGGCTCACGCTTCCATCACTACCAAACACAATGGTCTGAGTAGTATTATCAATCTCAGCACCATGCAGCTTCACAAATTTATCCTCATTCGCGGCGGCTGTATTGGCGGAGGCAGCAGCAGCGTTCGCAGCAGTGGCAGCATTATTAGCAGCCGTCGTTGCACCATTCGCGTTGTCGATAGCCAGGTTCAGCAACGTAGGGTCAAGCATCACGCGCCAATAGTTTGTATCGGTAGGCAAATGTCCAGAAGCGTCCGTACCATTCCAGTAAACATAACTGCCATTGTTATACAACACCACATCGTATTTCGTATAAACCGTTGTATTGCTGTAAGTACCTTTGTTTACATAGGCAACACGTCCCAAATTGATTTGTGCCATGGTTTTCCTCCTAATCTCTGTAAAAATAAGGGGTGCAATCAAAAACGTGAAGCACCCCTTGCGCACAACGCGCCAGCCCCACGTTTACTCATTTTTAGGCTCAACAGATTTCTTGATTTTTACAGTATTTTTCTGTTTCTGTTTTACATTGGTTTTCTCAGCAGCTTTATTCTCAGCAAAGATTTCCGTCAGCAATCGCCGTGTGGTTTCGGGATAATCCCCAATCGCGTTCATATCAATCAGAGTTTCAAGCTGTTTCTTGGCTGTTTCCTTGCTTTGTTCGCTGCCATTATATTCATGCAAAATGGTGTACGCCTGAAAATGTTCAGGCGTACACGCAACAGCTCTCCAAGTTATAAAAATTTTGCTGTCGCAGGCATTGCAGGCGTAATAGCCTTTGCCACATATTTTGCACCAATGGTTATTCGGCTTATCCATTAGTCGAAATAAACCTTGAACAAACCGCCATCACCACAATAAGCTTTGTTGACGGTGATTTCAACACTGGCCTTACCGTCAGCAGTCAAAGTCTGTTCCACAGTACCGTTAATCTTGGCGCGTTCAGCGCGGATATAAGCAGTATTCACCACGGTTTCGTCACACACATCATGCACAATGAAGCGGGCATTGAATTCGCCGGTCTTGGTATGATTATCGGCATTCGCATCAATCATGCTGCCCTCGTTGCCCTCAGTACCATCAGCGATGTAATCATAGTACGCACGGGCGCGGGTGGCGGTGGTCACGTCGGTGGGAGGGGTCACGGTCTTGCCTTCAGCATTCACCTTATACTTGCCAGCACCAGCGGCAGAATCGGGCAAATACTGAGTACCCAGAGAGCCATCAGCATTCAGCGCATAAATCACAGGAATTTCAGCGCCAGAAGTGCCAACAGGGATATGATCCAAAGCAACAGATTCGCCATTTACCCAGGTGAACTCCTGCACATAAGGCATCTTAATAGTATTAGTAGTAGTGGCTACCTTCAGGGTAGTACCGAACTGATTGGCGATCAACTTGGCGTTGGGGATAGAAACGTCAAAATTGAACCGAGCGCTCTTGGCACGTTCAAACTGCATAATACGATTACCCTGAGCATCGTTCACGTCCTGGGTATCCACATCAATATTCCAAGTAAAGTTTTCAATCTGATTCACACTCCAGTCAATAAGCTGAGTGGCGAAATCCCGCATCCAGCATTCCACAGCGCGGTCAATAACAAAGTTGTCCTTCAAAACGCTCATAATAGTTACCTCCGTTTTCAAATAATAGGTTACTGTTTCTACACAAACGCAATAATCGTTGTTCAACGAATATTTTGCGTCGCTTGCATACAAGCGGCCGCAATCAGCCGATTCATCATCAACGCTTAATTCAAATTCATCCTCAATACCATAAGGACGCTTCAAAATCAATTCAGCATTATCAATGAGAAAATTCCCGTATATAGCCGCTTCATTGCATACGCATTCCAGCAGCCACGATCCATTTATGTCATTCTTAGGAATGGCGATATGATTAACACCCCTATGCGCAGCGGACATATTCCATTTTTCATCGCCGCCATGATCATTGGAATGGCGATACCAATAAAAGGCCAATTCTGGAACATCCTCTGTGATTTCATGTTCATCCTCATAAACATGGGCATAAGCATGTATAACTTGCTCCTCATAAACGAGAGAAATCGCAATACTTTGATTTGCGTTTCTATCCAATCCCATTCGTCATATCACCTCCTATTTATGTAGTCAGCGATGATATGTTATTTAGAATAAAAATCGCGTACATAATCCAGCGAATTTTTGCTTACCGCTTTCGGATCAACACGCCCTGAATATATCCCCTGCATCAGAACGTTTGCCGTGTTAATCGCTGTCACTCTGGCAACACTATCCATAAAGGCAAACAACCCCAAACTTTTAACCCCTTCAAGATCATACTTAAATCCACTGCTGTTTATCATCGTTGAGATCAACGGCAATAAAGTTGAATGCCATGGTTTCTGCGTTTTATTAGCTTTTCGCCGTCTATCTTCATCAATCAATATCCTTTTAACAATATCATTTGCTGGGAATTCAGGTTTTTTCTTGATACTATGGATTGTGCAGAGCACTCCTTGAATAATCTCATGGATTCGTTTGTCAATACGAATATTGTTTTTCTCATCATACATTACAAGCAAACCGTTGTTCTTTTGCTTATATAGATGAAAATTTCTGAAATCAATATCGCCAAATATTACCCGCGTCATTTCCATAGGCATATTGGCTGTAGCCATATGAAACATTTCTAAATTAGATACTTGGGTATAATCCAGTCCACGATCATACAGTTCAGATTTGAAGTCAGAAGATATGGCGGTTAAGCTATAAATCAAACTCCAATATTCCCGTTCATTGATATTCAATATATCGCCAATTGTAGGTTGATGGATTGTGATTTTTTCATTGATTTTGTATTCTCCACCAAAATATATTTTCAGTAGATTTACGTCATTTTCGGCATTATAAAGTGCTTCCATGTCTATTCCAATTCTCCACAGAATAATGCAATACTCTGGCACGAAATGCTTCGCTGAAATTTACTCGTCCACCGGGTTTTCGCTTTAATTTTCCAAACCCAAACTCTGTACTGCCATTCAGCATTTCGTCAATTCGTTGCGCAATCGCATCACGTCTAATTTTTCCACTCATATCCATCAAACTTTTTGGCACGGCAATTGTAATATAAATATCAAATAGCGATACCGCTGGTGTTTCCGGCCAATTATCATCAGCCTCCACACAAACAAAAACACGGTCTGCTTTTACGGTTCCATCAATATAATCATATAGGAATACCTGTCTGCTCAATAAATCAGATGCAGGCAATTCATGATCAGCGCTATTTGTCACCAAGTCTACAAACTGCCGATCCCGTAAAAATTTATTCACAATGATTCTTTTGAAATCATCAAGCGAAGATAAATGTGGCATTACAATCCCCATCCTTCCGCGTTAGATACAGGGGTAGTTGTTTGCAATTCATCAAAGCGGTGATTGTCAGCAATCATATTTTCAACATCATCAGAATCACGAATCCTATCTTCCATAACTGTCCAACGAACCAAACCACGTTTGCTAAACGCATACGTTTCAGCATCTACTTGCGTTACTTTCCAGGCTGAAGGTTTTCGCGTATTTATATCCATCAGCAAACGAAAATCATTATCAATATATATAGTTTCTTCATTATTCGGCAAATACATAATTCGCTGAGAAGAAACATTTACCATCTGGAAACGCCATTCTTCACCAGAGTTATATTGCGTAGAGTTAATCGTTGGAACGGGATATTCAACCGTATTTTCTGTGCCCGGTACAATAAAACGAATGGTGTAATTACAAAACTGTAATACACCTTTCTCATATACCGCGTTATGATCTACAAACCCAATGACCATCCACCAACTATTGTTAAAAAACAAATAACTGCCGCACTCAATTGTCCCAGCCAAACAAAGTACGGTGCGCATATTGGAACGAGGTTGTGTATCTGCTTCCATATCCTGAATCAGCATTCGTACTTGTTTTGGCTCATTCGTAATTTTATCATCATACAGAAGCACATCCTGTGCAAGAGAACTTCCAAGAATATCATAAGCAAAGGTTTCCTTCTGCCAATCCAACTCAGGTTCCTCAAAGCCACCCAATGTAGTATGGTGCATCAAATACCAATCTGTCGCCATATTACCACCTCACGCATAATAAGAAACCTTTTGTTTATTGATAAAATCTCTTGCCCGCGCAATTTCCGCGCTTAATTCCGCTGCAGTATATTTTTTGGTGTCGCCATTACCATTAAGCTGCACGTCCTTCGTGTAAAGATTGTTAATCTTATTGACACGGCTAACCTCTCGTTCACAATAACGAATTTTCATAAGATAAGCCAGCGTCATTACAACACCGACAGGCAATGCAGAGGAAAATTCGGCGCTTTCCGCATCAAAGTCAAGCGCCCTGTTTTCCATTTCATATTCCGCAAGGGAATCGGTAAACCAGCGAATCTCCAATCCTTCGGGGATGATGTGCTGATCTGCGAACAAACTTTCAAAACTATCAATGACTTCTTGGCGTGTTGTGTTCGCCATAACACCACCTCCTTTGAAAATACATTTTCAATTACGTCATTTTCACGCCCGCATATTCTTCGACGAAACGAATCTTTTTATAGTCATTTACATCATTTCGCTGAATAAAATCCGCAAGCATAAATTTTTCAAAATGAGCAACAACGTGTTCTTTGATAGCCTTTTCAAAATCACTTTGCCGTTTATAAGCAAAAATCTTTTTCAGCAATTCGTCCGTCACAATTTCCTGCGTGGTAGTACCATCTTGGCTGTCAAAATTCAACGCCTTGCGAATATCCGCATCCTCAATATAGATTCTTGCATGGGTGCCACGTCCATCAGTACCAATAAACAATACGTTATTCGCATAAAACTGCATCATAACTTCCTGCTCGTCCAGATACATTCTCCCATTCGCAGGAATCACTACGTCACCGTTCATTGTTTTTCTTGGAAACGATACCTGCCAAGGTGCAAGATTATGTACCATCACCCTTTTATATTCAGCCATTTTCCTGCACCTCCATCTGGCGTTTCTTAAATTCCTCCCAACCATTCAAAGCGTGTTCAAGTTTACAACAACGTTCAAAGGTATAATAAGGAGATTTGCTCTTTTTGTTATACCCATTGTCCTTATAATCCAGACCACACGCTTTCAAATAGTGCATCAACAGGGGAGAATAACAATAAAAATCATTTTGCTTTTCCATAGCTTTATTTTTCCTCTCTTTAATTAAGAGGGGCGACATTGCCGCCCCTCATTTTCGTCATACGTTATTACAGGGTATAATCAGCCACAGGAGAAAGATTAGTGTCGTTGATAAGAGCGATCTGGAATTCACGGCCCTTCGCAACGTCAACAGCAATCTCCAGGTCAAAGCGGGTCATCAGATGGCCGGTAGCAACATCGTTACCAGTCATAGAAGTCAGGCCGCCGCGTGTCCAACTCATAACAGGAGAATCCTGATTGGCGGGCAGAATGAACATCAGGCCAGTGGGCAGATAAGGCACAAAGTTACCGTTCTTCACTTCGGTCAGGTTATAGGGGTTCTCGATTTCCTTCACGATGCTGCCCTTATACATGCCCAGCAGACCGTTCCGACGAATTTCTTCCATCGCGGCATCAGAAATACCAAAGTTAGTACCGTCAGACCAACCAGCAAAGTTATTGATCTGAGAAACAGTAGCATAATCACCCAGAATAGTGGTCTTGCCAAAGCGCCGCACCTTATTCACAACAGCGTCAAGATCGGACTGGTTAATGCCAGCGCCCTCGCTCCAATACTTAACGCCAGTAGCAGTCTTTACAGCATTGTAAACCTTCTTGACCATATACAGGGCGGCCTTATTACGCATATCGCGCCGTACCAGTTCCATACCCTCGTTTTCCTTCGCGGCATTGCCATTGCCCAGAGCGCGATAATCAATTTCATAACCGCCAGAAATGGTGGCAGGAGCCACAGGATAAACTTCCTTCTGCAGACCAGGGAACACAACGTCGCCATTGGGAGCCTGGAACCGAGAACGATCACCGGCGTAGGTGTACACTTCGCGTTCAATGCTCTCACTAAAGCCAAGGGGTTTATAGTTGCCAAACAGACCCAGCAGCTTGATTTCCTCCAGCATCAGAGGTTCAATAGCAAACCGACGAATGGTGTTCAGTTCGGAAGCGGCAACAGGATCGCCGTCAGCAGCGCGATTGGCAATCGCCATGATTTCCTTGGCGCTTTTATCGCTCTTGACAGGCTTACCAGCGGCCATAGCAGAGAAAGTTTCAACGATTGTAGAATTAGGCCGTGTGACCCGGCCAGCAAAATCAGCATCCTTACGAATGCTATTCAGTTCAAGAATCATATTTTCAGACATAGTATTCATCCTCCTTGGTTTATTCTGTGATTAGCCCAGCACAACCTGAGCACGAACAGCATCTTTGGTGCCATACTTCATCTTTTCCACGATGGTTACATACACCTTATAACCGGTCAGAGTGGTTTCCTTGGCAAACTTACCATTAGTATCAACCACCATAGTATCGCCAACAGCCAAAGAAGCATAAGCAGTAGTCAGGCTATCTTCGTCGATAATAAGATTCTGGTGATCAAATTCCTTCAGCAGATAAGCGTTTACATATTCGCCAGCGGCGATCTTGGCATCAGTATAACGATTATCGTCATAACGTTCGTTGTGCGCGAACCACAGGTCAACACCCTTGGCAGTATCAGCAGTAGGCGCGGCGGTCACATGACCAGCACCAATGGTAAACACATAACCATTATCAATATCAGCATGGGCCTTAACAGTGGGGTCATTCTTAATATTCTTGTGCATACCCAGAGTTTCAAGTTTAATCATTGTTGTTTCCTCCTTTAATTAGAAAATGTCGCCATCTTCATCAGAATCAGGCGTATTGATTTCGCTGAAAATATCTTCAGCTTCGGGTTCATTATGTTCCTCATGAGCCGCATTCTGTTCCGCAATGCGCTTTTCTTCGGCACGTTTGCCGATTTCACAATAAATCTTGTTTACAACTGTATTGATTTCGCAATTCAGAGGATCGCTTTCAAAAGCATCTTTCTCATCTTTGGCAAAAGCAATCTGTTCATCGGTAAACACGGCCAGCGCATTGTTCAGTTCACCCAGCCGTTCCTTCACGCGGGCTTCGGCCAGCAATTTTTCAAGGGCGCACTTTTCATTGTAGAGTTCGTTCCATTTCGCATCCCAGCTCTCAAGTTCGGCCTTAGCCTGATCAAGAGCAGCCTGAATCTGCTGAGAACTCGCATTCAGTTCATTATACTTGGTTTCCAGTTCAGCATAAGCGTCCTTAGCCTGATTGAGTTCATTTGCAGAAATAGCAGATTCGTCAATTTTATCCAAAACGCTCTGAATCAAAGTTTTCATTTCATCCATTTCGGCATTTACCTCACTTTCCGTTTTCTCATTAAGTTCAATAAGTCTTGCTGTTGCATCAGCGGGGCGGACACCCAGCAGTGAATAACCAGAATAGTCAAATACAACAGGAATACGGCCTTCCTCAAATTTACCATTCAAATATTCAATCTTATCATGACCTTCACACCGGCAAATCTCAACGCTGCCAAACGGTTCTTCACCATTTGCGCACTTTTCCTCAAGGAATTTCACGAAATTATTATTTCGCATTTGGTCAATTGTACCCTCGCCAATAACCACCGTTTTCATAACGCCATTGATTTCAACATCAGCAATATAGCCTCTTTCAAAATTGCCGACGATGGTGGCATTATCAAAAACCGGAATACCGCCGTCAAAACCGGTATCACCATGCCCCAACAATTCATTTTGTGCATCAGGGTCAGCGTATTCTACTGTGAAACTCATACCCTTGATCGTGTCAAGATTCTGTTCGCAATACTCACGAATCCAGCAAATACCGTTCTCGTTAAATTGAGTTCCAGTTTTTCCATCAATGCAAGTATCAGGGTAAATCTCATGCAAGATCGCTGTAAAAGGTCTGCGTCCGCTCTTTCTCTTTCTGCCATTCAATTCAAACATCTTCATACCAATTCACCTCCTTTATGCGCCCGGCTTCGGCTGTGAGTTGGCATTATTTGTTTTGCTGACAATGGTGTTAGCATTAGTTGGATTGTCAATAGACGGCCTACCATTGTCTTTAGCAGATTGAGTGTAGGAAGTTTGATGTACAGGGTACTTATTCTCCAGATCCATTGCCAATTCGTAATCCATGATGGACAGAAAAGCATCTGGCTCAATACCAGCAGCAGCAGCCCAAACAAGTAAACTGCCACGGCCCTCCAAATACAGTTCTTTCGCACGCTTCACAAAATCTTCACGATTTGCGTGAGTAATTGGCAAGTAAACAACCCGTACATAATTTTTCTTATCACGAATTAAGCAAGCGTTAATCACTTTGTCTAATTCGTTGGAGAATAATTCAAGAACATGAAAAATCTGCGCTGTAACAAGGCGCAAATTGCTTTCCTGGGCTGAATAAGAAGAATCTCCAGCGCCAGACAATAAAGAACCAGCGAAGCCCATTGATGTGGAAATATTACTTCGCAGCGTTGATTCATTCTTTTCGTCAAGCAAATCAATATCAGTATCAAGCGCATCAATCTTCGTTCCTGCAGCAACAGAGAAGAAAGATGTACCGCCGCGACTATTTTTCTGCGTAATCCCTTTCTTCACAGCTTCGTGCTGATCTTTTTGCTGCTTTTCAGAAAGAGCGCTCAAACCTTTACGCTCACCCTCTGGGAATGTCTGATAAAAAATACGATTATTAACTTCATCCAGCACGCCACGTTTCGTATCAACGAAATAATCACTAAAGAAAATATCTTGAAGGGCGGCAAGCACAAGGGGTCTGCCCCAAGGTTCGTTAATTGTGGCACGGTATTTCACGGTAAGGGTTTTATTGTTATCCAATATCACCCAATCATTTTTCCGCTTCCTATACGCATCACGAATTTCCTTCGGATATTTCCTCAGTTTGTTTTCAGCAGTTTCACCACCGCCCTCGTCAAAATACCGTAAATTAAACGCAAGAACATAACTTGAGTTTTTACGGCCAACTATTTTCGTATAGTTTGGCGGCAAAGTAATCACTGACACCTTCATGCTTTCATTGATTTCAGTAACACTCCATACATCATAATCAGACATGAACTTACCTTTTTTCAAAGGACGCTCATTCGTTTCAAAATAATAAAAGGCGACACCATCACGGAATGCGCGGTTCAAACAATCACGCCCAAGTTCCCTGTCACGAATGGCCCTTAACAATTCAGTCGCTTTTTCCCTACGCAACTCCGGGTCTTTCTTTCCATAAGGCACAATAACGCGATCAAATGTAGGCAATGCGCACATGTAATCAATCGTATTGGTCACAATGCCATTTGAATTGTAAACAAGTTCACTGAGTTCTCTTAGTTCTTGATTATTAGCCATAGGATCAGAGATCATTCTTTTCAACTCGTCTTTTCCCCATTTGGAATAGAGGTCAAAATCTCCAATTAAATAACCCCTGGTGGCTTCGGAAATAAATGAATTAAACTCATATTCCTGCCGTTCAGCTTCTTCCATAAAGTATCACCTCCTATCAGTTAATGTAGGTATGAGATTCATAATTATCGTTTTCGGATAACATATCATTCTCTAATAGCATTGCAAAATAATTACCATAAGACAAAGCCGTATACCTGTCTTTTGTATTGGTGCCCTGTTCATATATTTTGAAAACTCCGCTTTCCTTACCGGTTTCATATTCCAATTCGATCATTTCACCAATCAATTCTCGCGTTTCAAGATAAGGCCGTTCATAGTACAGCATTTCGTCTGCCGTTGCAGCACCCGTATATTCCGGCATCTGGCTCAATACATCATCCATAGCAATCTGATAATCAAGCAAGAAGTCAATCCGTTCACTCGTTAGCACATCACGCATAGTAATTGCAATATCGCTATTCAATTTTGGCGACGCGCTAATTACATAAACTACTTCTTCTGCCCCCGGTGTTTTAACACGGTTCGCAACGCTTTCATCATTCATACAAGACCACGGGCGGTACTCAACATGTCGCGCTTCATCATAAAGCACTTTTGCCAATCGGTCATACAGCAAAATACCACCATTGCGGCTATCCAGTACCACATAATCCGCATCAAAGTCTGTATATAACTGTTTGATTCGTACAGCCTGTTTATCCACATCGCGGCCCTTGTTCGCCTCAATATAGCTTACCATACGTCTATATCCAGACTGAGAAATAACGCGCTCTCCATCCTCATTAACAGTTTCATACTGCACTGATTCAGGGATCAAGCGAATACATACGGAAACAGAATTGTCATTACGTTTCTTATCAACAAACGCAATATCACAGGCAACAATTCTAATTTCGCCATCTTGCTTTTTGATTGAATATGGATTCTTTTTCTTAGCAAGTACATCTTCATCCCGCCTGGGATAAAAACACTTCGTTCCACGTTGATTCCTTGAAAGCATGTCGTAATTGAAAAATGCGTGAACATTCTCACGCAGCAATTCATTTTCATATTCAATTCGCCACGTTACAGGGTCAAACGTCTTTTTGTCCGCAAGTAATTGTTTCTTCGTCTTAATACCATGTTTTAATGCAATAGCATAATCCATACATACAAGACAAGAAGAATTGTCCTTATAATACCCGCGCATCATATCCATACCCAGCTTTGCTATCCACTCATTGGATGTACCGGAAGAACTAATATACACGTTAATTGGTTCCTCGATCAAATTGCTATATTCCTCCAAATGTCTATACGCAGCAGGACGCGCAATCTGGAAAGGTCGCGCAACACGGTCAATTAGCTCTTTTTTTGTACGTCTGAATTCTTCAAGAATCAACAAGGAACTTCTATGACCAACAGAATTGTCACTTGCGTACACAACCACGATGGAACTGCCATTTTGAAAGTTTACTTCAATATCTTGGCTGTTCGTCTTAACATCCTTGATTTCCTTTTTAAGCATAGGCGACTGTTCCATTAGTTCCTTTTTAATCTTTTCAGAAACTATCAGGCCAGCCATCCTTTTCGTCGCTGAGAAAATAACCGTTTTGGTATTCGGATAAAGAATACATTTAGCACAAGCAAAAATAGCAAGCACATAAGATTTTGCAGATGCGCGGGCGGCAATCCATGCAATATCACCATATATGTTCAAGAGATATAAAATAACAACTTGATACATATACAGTTTAATCCCCAAATAATGCTCCACAAATGCTGGCAAATTTCTACGATAGAATGTTGTCCATTCTATCAATTGTCTGACATGATCCGGGTCAGACAACCATGATGTAGAAGAAAAATGTGTATGAAGCATCATTTGGTTTTTATCAAGTTTCGCCATCTATATTGAACTCTTTGTCCTTTTCCTTGGAACCGGTGAGCCAGTTTTTCAGCGGCCTAAAAATAAACCGTTTCAAATAATCGCCAATACCAAAGAAATCTCGATAAGTAGTCTTATCGGCATAATATTCAGCAGGGGTATATTCTTCTACTTCTGCCAGCCACTTACCCCACGTATCACCAGATGTATCAATATCTGCGGCAATTTTCAAATGCGCCCAAGCCGCTGTTTTCTGATATAGCTGTAGTAAATCTGAATAGGCTTTGTTATCGTTTTTAGTCAACGCTCGTTTGGATTGCACATAAATTGTGCAAAGATCACGCACAGACTTTTCTTTTAAGAAGTCCAATTTCTTTTCATTCTGCGTCAACTCAACATAATGACGGTTCATCGCCGCATATTCATCAGCAGTATATCCAGCGCCCCATTTTGCAATATCATCTGTAGATAAATCTACGTCACCGCTTTCAACAGCCTTTTCCATATCTTCTTCATCCAATATTAAATTGCCGTTTTCAATCGCTTCATTATCAAGTGTATCATCGTAAGATGTGCCCTTCACTTGCACTAAGTTGCTTTTGGACACATATTCTTTGAACGGATTATCCCTCACGGCACCGCCAAGCGTCATTTTGTACACGCCATCAGACCAGAATACATCCAGCTTCATACAAAGCCGCTTCAAAGCGGCTTCTTTTGATTGAAATACATCATAATAATGCTCATATAATTCCTGCGTACAATGATTACATATGGGCAAATAACCTTCATTTCCAGCCCACATAGGCGATCTTGTTTTACTGAAATTCCCGTTTAGCTTAGTAAATTCACGGGTACAGCGGTAACAGAAATATGTTTTTTCTTTTTGTGGTTCAGGTTTTTTCGCTTTCCCAGCGGCGCTTCTGCCAGTCTGCTTTCCTGATCCAAGTGATTTCACTCTTGGCATAAGCACTCACTCCTTTTGAAAATACATTTTCAATTGTACCGTATCAGATTTGACACGATAAATGGCAGGCCCTCTAAGATTTGAACTCAGATCAACCGGGTTGGAGCCGGTTATGCTACCGTTACACCAAAGACCTAAAATGGAGCCACCGAAGGGAATCGAACCCCCAACTTACGGATTACAAAACCGTTACGCTGCCAATTGCGTCACGATGGCATTAAAAAGTGACTACGCCACCGGGCGGGCTGATAAGAAACGATTTCAAAAAACGCCCCGATTATTTGGTTAGTCACAATGGCGGATGCAGTAGGATTTGAACCCACGCGGCTGTTACACCCAACGGTTTTCAAGACCGCCGCCTTAAACCTCTCGGCCATACATCCATTTGGCGGGAAGTGTGCGATTTGAACGCACGGTGCTGTTACACACGCTTGTTTAGCAAACAAGTACAATAAACCAACTCTGCTAACTTCCCATATTGGTGCCCCTGGTGCGATTTGAACGCACGGCCCACGGGTTAAAAGCCCGCTACTCTACCAACTGAGTTACAGAAGCAAATTGGAGGCTCCGATGGGGCACGATCCCATAACCTTCCGCTTAACAGGCGGATGCTCTACCAATTGAGCTACAAAGCCATAATCCCCAGCCCCGTAGGAATCTGGGGTAAGAACTGGTCGCAGATTGTGAAGTCGAATCACATCCTCAAGCCTTATGAGGGCCGCGACTTAGCCGTTTGTCCTATCTGCGATATAAATTCCATGGCGGGCGGTCAAACCCGCCATGGAAAATAGCGATCAAACGTCGAAACCATATGTAGCGAAAGCCTGGAAAGTGCCAGGTACAAACGCATCGTACTGATCAACAAGGATTACAGCGATATGCACACAATCGGCAGACACATGCACACAAAATTCGCCATCAACAATATCTGTCACAATAACAATAAATGTTCCAGAATCCAGGAAGAATGTCACACGGGCAAAGAATTCTTCTTCAGGTACGGTAACTTCCCCGTGCAATACAAAACCGTCATAAGTAACAGATTCAATCTTGTATTCTTCATCAGCATACACCACGCCAGTAAACAGCACAGTAAATAGCATTACCATTGCCAAAATCAACGATAGCTTTTTCATATTAAACAACTCCTTAACGCATTAAAGCTGAACGTCATATAAACATTTCACCGTATTATCATAGTCAGTTACAATTACCATCTGTTCCGGCTTACCAAATAGGCGCTTATCAAAAGCATATCTATCTGTACCACAAACACAACCACTTTGAATAATCTTTGTGTTGCCATCCGTTGTCATTCCATTTGTATGCCTATGGCCCATCAAAATTCCATCAGGTGTATACCCAAGCAATTTCGTCATATCACTGGCAATAGTGGCAGAATTATCTTTGTCACCATGTACAGCGCACCATTTATGCGTACATAATGCAAACGTAGCAATGTATTCCCCGCACGGATTATTTTCTATTACAACGGAATCATCTTTAGCAAAAACAGCTTCAAGATAAAATGGTATCAATGAATCCAATTCTTCTCCTTCTAAATGTGCATCCAGATTTGAAGTCATTCGTGAATGATTACCAGATACAGAATAAACTCGCACAGTTTCAAACATTTCGCGCAGACTATTTACAAATTCAGCAACATATTTACAAATCCGCTTTGTCTGTGCTACAACATTTTCAGTATTTTCAAGCCTAATAGATGTATGAATCAATCCAGAAATCATATCGCCGCCTAACACAAGCACACAATCCCGACAATGGTGAACACGCCGTATTTCATCAACTTGATTTAGATATTTATAAAGCCGCGAATACATTTCATTATTATCATATAAATTGATATAATTCTTGATGCCAAGACCAGCGTGAATATCCGTTAGATGAATAATCATTGCAGAATCCCCATGCTCAATTCGCTTTTCTTTGACAATATCAAACGGTTTAACATCTTCAATAAAAGTACGACGGACAATTTCAATATAGCTTTCACGCCGCGCCTGTTCTCTGAGCAGGCGGCTCAGTTCGTTGCGCTCGTCACGCAACTTCACCCTCTCCGAAAACAAATTCTGTTTCGCTGTTTTAATTTCATCTAATTCTATCGTTCCATTTTTTGGGAAAACATCTTGATCATAGAATAACTTCGCAGCTTGATAAGGTTTTCTCCATCCTGCTTCTGTTTTGTATTCTTCCTCATCAGTGCATAGTTGAGAATTAAATAAATCAGCTAATTCATTCCAATTCATATCCAGTTCGCCATTGTCTTTGGCGCTGGCTATCCGCCACACATACTGCAATTCATTTTCATCGCTTCTCTTTTTTATCTCCATTCACATCGCTCCATTATTGAAACAAGTTCGCAAATAACTTGCTGGTTTCGCTCCGCACGTCCTCGTCCAGAGTAATACAACCAAACGTAGGATTTCCGCGCAGAGAGTAGCACATTTTTACCAGAGGATTGTTCATGTTTTTGCAAATTAAAGATTGCTTATAATCACCAGAAAAGAAAATTCGACTATTTTGCCCCACACGGGTGCCAATCAACCGAATTTGGCTTTCGCTCAGATCTTCAGCTTCATCTATAACCATGATACTGTCATTAAAAGTCATACCCTTCAAATAAAATGGGATATACGTTTCGACAACACCACGGTTTACCAAAGATTCATATTCAAACATCCCACCATTAAGCTGCTGCGCCAACGGCGCAAAGAACAATCCTGTCTTTTCTTCCAATCCTCCTGGAATATAACCAACAGACTTTCCTTCGCCGCTTGCCTCACGAATACCAATAATTTTACTTTGATTCCCTTTTTCTTTTACATGATAAAGAGCCATTAACATAGAAAGAAAACTTTTGCCGGAACCATATCCACCAAGAATTGCCACCGCAGTAATATCTTTATTATGTAGCAAATCCAACGCACACCTTTGCAGCCCATTCTTCGCCTTGATATAAGAAGAAGGTGGAAGCTGCAAGCGGACAAATTTCGTCCCGTCAAACCGTTGTTCTGTTGTTTTGCCATCATCGGTATTATGCAAAATCAGATATTCATTTACATACCAAGTAGAATAATCAATGTTTTCTAAATAGTTGTTGATTTCCTCAGATGTACCAGTAAATTCTTGATACCCTTTATAATCATCAGCCATATTGCACCTCACAGAATTTCATCAATGTTCTTTACAATCCTATCGCACACACGATATTGCACAGCTTCTTCAGCCGTCATGTACCAATCGGCTTGCATGTATTCCTCAATGTTTTCTGCTTTGATGCTCGTTTTCTCAACAATCTTTGCACACAACTTTTCAATTTGTTCTTGATAAGATTCAATCGCGGCGATCACCTCAGCGTAACTACCAGATAGCCCATCTACTGAACCGCGATGAAGCAAAAACTTGGCGCTCGGCAGCGCCAACCGTTCATGGCAGGAAAGATAAATAAAACAAGCGGCGCTTGCCGCTTCTCCCATATTTACACCAATCACCTTTGTATTGGACATGGAAATCACATCCGCAAGGCTCTCATAAACAGATAATGCCCCCCCAGGCGAAAAGATAAGCAGCTTGATAGGCTTTCGCTGATCCTGTGGAACACCTTCATCTTCTTTGTTCCAATGCAGAATCAACCTTTCCACTTCAAGACAGCTTTCATCAATTTCAAAATCAATCCATACCGTCCTATTGTTAAGGTTCTGGTAGTATGTTACCAATTCAGGCGCAGGCAAAGACAAGTTCTCCAAATTGGGCGGAAGCTGAATTTGCAAATCTGCAGAAACAGCCTTTGACTTCATTACTTTACTTTTCACGCCACCACACCACGCTTCCGAAAATAATACAGAAAATTCATTACATCGGCACGTTCCTCGCAATAATAACGTCCGCGCTTCGTTTTCTGTTTGCATGTACGTTTCAGCGCCACATAGGGGTACTTTTCACGAATTGCTTTTGCTTCTTCTTTGTTTACCAGGATCATAAATCTATCCTCCTAAAAATTCGTTCAAAGTAAAACAGGGCGGTTGCCCGCCCTGCTTACCTTGTATCTGGGTTAGTGGTTTCGCTTTGTATATGCACTTTTCTCCCTTAATGCAATTTTTCTATGAATTGGCCGCAAACCCGCGTATTTCCTTGATTTTGTAACACTTTTGTAACATTTTATTCTTCGCACATTTTCAGAAAACCAAGGAAAATCAATGGTTTCAGACATGTTTGTTTTTTCAACATCTGTCCACAAAATCAAGCGGTTTTACGATGCTTACGCATATTTTCTGCCTTGTACCATCGCCTATATTCCTTTTGGCAATCATCACAGCGCACTTTCGTTTTATTTCTTGCCCCTACATAAAATTCTTTTCCACAATCAAGACATATTCCCTTGCGCACACCAATAGGCTCATGAGAAGCGCACTTATCACATAACTTTTGATTGGGCGCTCTTTTACGCATCCTTCGTCCACACCGGGCGCATTGCACCAAATCGGCAGAAACATTCTTCTTCAAATTTTCCAATACAATATCACCGAAACAAAGCCAAAATGTACTTTTATGGGCAACAGTCTTTTTTGTAAATAAATATTTTATCAGCATATCACACGCCTTTTCTACACTTCCACCAAGTATAGCCATTTCAGCAAGAATACTATATTTCAAGTAGCCATAATCAACATCGCCATCATTACAACTTGCGGAAATTTGCCTGTAGGAACTTCCATCCATTTCGATAAATCTTTCTACCACGGCAGGATCGACGTATTGGTTTTTATCTGCCATCATATCCCGATAATCAAATTTTCCAATGTCCTGCGCAGTAAAACACATTCGTTTGTTTTCAATTATATCTTCCAACATGTTGACAACAGATTGATTCTTTGGCTCACAAGATGTTTCCGCTTTATCTTTAGCATAAACAAAGAAATGCGGGGTCTTTTTTCTTGTATAGGAAGAAATCATTTCATTTACATGATTCGGGCGGGTAGGTTTATATAATGTTTTAGCATAATCAATCGTGAAATTGTTTTCCATACACAAAAGTTTAATAGCATCCAGATTTACGTTTTCGCTATTCCATATTTTTGTAATATTATTGCTTACTTGACCGATCTTTCCACCAGCATAAGCAGCAATCATCCCATCATAAATCTGTTTGGAATCAATATGCACAGCGCCCGCTTTCGCCATATTATAAAATAACGGCACAATCCCGGCGCAGTTCCGTTCAGCAATCTCAACCAACAATGGTTCGGCCACTACTAACGATTTATCCCCATCGTTATCAAATTGGAGAATCTTTGAAATCAAATCATGGCAACTTGTATATATCGCCCTGCGGGAAAACCAACGGCTTTTCTCGGCATCAATTACATTTTTTCTGATCGCATGTTCCCTGTACAAGTGAGGGGAGCGCAGACAATCCAGCTTTTCAAAATCTTTATATGGCTTACAATATACTTCGCCATCTTTTAGCAAACCTTCCGGCTGCTCAACCCCAAGAAACAGCCATTCGCAAAAAGCATATAAATCTGGAATCAGGAAAAGATACTTTCCTTGGATCTCAAGTTTTCCAGCACGGGCATTCTTTACAAGCCTCTTTTTTATTTGCTTTAATGTATTTCTGGTATATTCATCTGAAAGTAATTCAGGGTAATATTGCAAGCACTTTTGAAAACCATTCATTTCCCTTTCCATGTTAGCCGCTCCAAATACAGCCAGCATAGAATCTCTTGATGAAGCAATTTTCTTGATACGTTCGTTTGTCCTTTCTGCCAACTGCTGCATTTCATCTTCTGTCATATCCGTCAAAGTCTGAAGCATCTGGTAATTGATCCGGGCATCGGGCATATAATCTTCTTCCTCATTACATGTTCCCGCCATACAATTCAGAGAAATAAATTTCTGTTGGTAATCCTCCCAGCTATCATAGTATTTCCACATTTTGAATTGCGATTTCGTAAAAATTATTTCAATACCTTCGGCAAGTACATCATGTTCTTTCCCGTAAATATCCTTCACAATGCCATGGTTCTTGTCTGGATCACGTTCGTTCGCCTCTCGGATGAACTTATCATAAGGAAATACGGCAAGTAAACCTTTTACCCAAGGCAAACGTACCATCATGTTTTTCTTGCTCACCTTTGGCAACATCATACCGCACCCGTCCGTATGAGTAATCGGCACATCCATTTCTTTGCGCTCGGTTGTATACGTCTTATCATCAATAAAATCCACAACGCCATGCGCCGGGGCTTCAAAATCTTCTACCACGATTGTTTTATGAATGTCAAAATCCTTCCAATAGTTTGTTGCGCTATTGGCAAGAGCAAGGTATGCAAGAAACTTATTGCAGTTTACGCCGCCGCGCTTATTGATTTCTTCCACGGATAATCCGCACATGATCCTGGGGCTTATTTCCGACCAAACGCTTTCCTTTACAAAGACAACTTTCTTTGTTCTGATTTGTCCGGCAGATGCAGTCAGGCAAACATACTTTTCATCGTTCCACAGGAATCCATTAAGCATTATATCCCGTAACACATCATAGTAAAAAGCCCGTATTACAGCAATTTCTTTATATAAACCATTGGTCTGCATCCCCAGCGTTCTCGTCATGGTAGATTCAAAAACAGAAATAATATTTCCATCCACTATGGCATCTTCGCGCACATGGCGAATTTCCGTATTACTGGCAAACAAATCACGCAATTTAGTTTTTAACTGCGGCAATTCCTCGTTTATTTCTTTGATGCGTTTACTGATTTTTACCTTTCGTTCATCATAATCCGCATATATTTCCTCCCCCTTACGAACACCATACAATGCTCTGTAATTCGTTTCAAACTTTTCCTTTGTCACATTTCCTTCAACAACATCTTTGATCAACCCGGTTTCCACACGCAATTTCATCTTTTCGTGAGAAATCATATCCATTTTATCAGAAACGGCTTTTTCCCCATCGGTAAACAAATCTTTTGTTTCAAAAGAGTAAATCATAATTTGATCTTGCAAAGAAGTATGTGCAATCATTCCATCGCCCCTCACGAATCCATTTCAATAATAAAATCTATATAATCAGCTTGACGTTCTTCAAGGTCTGCCGCATATTCTTCATCTAAATAACCATCATCTATGGGTGTAAAATCCTCACAAAATTCATTTTCGGGGCATTTACCATGCCAATAACAATTCTTACAATCCATATTAAGCACCCCGCTTCTTCGCCCGCGCTTCTCTGGCTGCCAGCGCTCTCGCGCTTCGTTTCGCCCTATCTTCCTCAGTAAGCGAAATCTTTCTGGGGGGCGCAATCTTAAACCACGCTTTTGGCATGATTGCACACAGGCATCCGTCATTATCTTCCGGCCTTACCTTAATAATTACATCACCAGGAAATTTTTCACATAACTCATATACCTTCTTGATCCATTTCTTTTCGCTTGTCGAAAAATGAGCCGTTTTCTCATCGCCATAATAATCAAAAGCAGTTTCAGTAATATCCGTCATAAATAACCCCTCCAAAAAATAAAAAATTAAAAAGGTAATTCTTGCGGTGCAGCTTTCATAAAAGCTAAATTCCTCTCATACCGCGCCGTTTCTTCTTTTGTGTATGTATGTTCTTTGCAAGAATTAGGACGAAATGCTTTTGTATTGATATATTTCACGTATTCGTTATCTGATAGAAGATTCTTTTGCCTGCTTCTATCATACCCCGGAAATGACGTTACAAGTTCTGTATACTCTTGTTCGTTCATATTTCCGAAGAATTGAAGAAACATATCTTTCTTTTCGTCAATAGCTGGTATCTTATATCGTTTACCGCGTTCCAACAAACTCTTTTTACTGGCGCGTTTCTCTTTTGATGCCCGCCCGATTTCCCGTACAACAGAAAAATATTTTTCTGGATTCTTCTTATCATACACCAACGGTTGTTCTAACATGGCAAAAGCACGAATACGGTTCCAATCTACAACAATAAAATCCTCGAATTCTTTACCATATCCGATTAAGCCATGGTTGATCAGTTCTTTACGAATGCGGGAAATAACATCACTTTTGATACCAGTCTTTTTCTCCTGCTCTGACAAGGCGGGTCTAAAACCATTTTTACACCCCGCATAATACATCAGTAATTTTGTTGCCCGTTTGTTCAATCTGACACTCTTTGCGCAATCCAAAATCATCTGTTCATAATTATCCGGCTTCCCACGATGAATAACAGCTTTAACCTTCATAAATTCCATTAAATCATCCTTTCAATGTTCTTCATTTCTCTTTGATCGTAAAGACCCATACATATTCACTTGTCAAGATTCGCTGGCGGCTTTCCGCCATTACAAACTTATTCCTCGTCACATTCTTCGTCTAACGCCATGTCAATGTCATACCCGATTTTTAGGTCTTTAATTTTCGTTTTGCCCATAATAAAAGCAGACACGCCCTCGCGGAGAGAAATTGACATAGGCTTTTGCAAGTTCATGTACTTGCTGGTAGTTTCTGCGCTTGAATGCCGAGCCAGCACTTGGCAGGCGGCCAAGGCATTGCCCATACCACGAAGATTGCTTACAGATGCAAGGATGTAGGCTATGTTCAGAAAAGTCTTTCGCAGTGTGTGCGATCCAACATGCTCCTGTAAACCTACCCCCTCCGCAGCCTCAGTAATGATTCTATATCCTTGGGATTCATCCAGTCTGTATTCACCCGCAGAATTCTTCTTTCTGCTCTTGAACAAACATTCGTTACTGGATAAACGCCAGTTAATAGAATCCAGCCACAACGTAATAGCCCATCGCATAGATTCAGTTACAACAACTTCATCTACCCGGCTGACGGTACGTTTCCCCGTTTTCTTCTCGTAAATATCAATGTGGTCTTTGAAGGATCGCGTATTTACATCAACCACGTCGCAAACCTTCAATCTCACCAGATCGGAAATACGAAAACCAGTAGAAATGCCTGTAATAAACAGAGCATTATTTCTGTAACGGTATGTACCGGCAGACAAAAGATAATCAGACATGGCTTTGATCTCGTTGTAACAAGTCAAGGATTCTGCGGCTTGGGTAGGTTTTCTTCCAGCCAGGTTTGCCCGTACAATAGGAAGATCACCATGCCATTGGCCGGGGAACTGAACAATTTTGCATTCTTCCTTCGGTTGAACATCCCACATAGAAATCTGTACTTGCTGCGCGATCTCAGACATTTTTTGCATTACCTCCTATCTTTCTGTGACCATCTATATTATACCACGAAATGAATGATAACTCAAGCTATTTCTTATAAAAAATTCGGTGAAAACCGTTGATTTATAAGGCTTTGAACGATTTCTGTCAATAATAATTGAAAATGTATTTTCAATGCTAAATATGCAAAAAGCAAGGTTTTACAAGGATATAACCGAAATTGAAAATCGAAAGAAAAATGATACACGATGGAGAACATGTACTGCAGACCAAACAAATAATACAGACAGCCTTTCAAATGTAAAGCCTCCCCGGTATATTTGCGCCGAATACATGAAAAGGGGTCAAGTCGTGCATTCGTCCCCGGTATGATCCCCGGCCATGTTCCCCCGTCTGCATCGGCGCAAGGGTGCAGGCGCTTTTCCCTGCGTCGGGTGATCTGCCTTTATTCACGCGCAAGCGGTCAAATATTGCTCCTTCTTTCCTTCTCCCTTCTCTTTCCTTTTTTCCTTTTCCTCTCTTTTTTCTGCTTCTTCCTCTGTCTTTGTTTCCTCTTTCCCTTCTTTGCTTTTCTTCCTTCTTTTCCGCTTTCGCTGTGTGCTTCTTCTGCTGGTGCTGTCTGCTTTCGCTTGCTTCTCTTTTCCTTTCCGCTTTTCGTCCTTCCGTCGCTCTGGCGCATTTCGTCCATGTTCTGCCGCTGTGCGCGGGTCGCTCTTATGCGTCAATCATTCGCCTGTTATATATTCGTTGCATTTCCCGTCATAAAATAAAATCAATCTGTTTTCTTTCTTTCTTTCTTTCTTGCTGTCAATCCGTCAACGGGCGCACTGTTGACGGTCAATAATGATTGACTTATATATATGTTATTATGTAGCACTTTTTGCGTTCTTCTTTTTCCTTCCTGCTCTTTCTGTCTGTACGGGGCGCGGCGTTAGCTGCGCGGGGTGAAAATACATTTTCAAGGTGGGCGGCTCTCGATTGATCCGGGCGAAAATAAAAAGCAGGTGGCGCGGTTGGCGTTCCTGCTTTCTGCTGGTGGCGGTTTTATTCCTGGTCGGGTTTTTCTGATTGATCCGGGGCGGTTGTCTGCTCTCCCGTCAAATACTTGTAAATAATAACTGTGTTTGTTCTTGTTTGTTTTACATCCGTTTCCAGCTTTT